GTAGTGATGGCGTCGGCAGTATTCCGACCTTCATTGCACCGGCTCTACGTGACTGACAGTTTGACGTTTGCCGAAATGACCGGTCTACACGGTGATATTGGCATCAACGCGACAGATGATCTTACGCCGTCCTATCCGGTGTTTGATTACGTCACCGGTGTTACAGTCTACTCACATGGACTGTCCGACAATGCGACGGGTGTTCATCAACCAAACACCGTTGGACCCGACAGTTTTACTGTTGGTGAAATGGCCAGTTGCAGGCTCATTCCTGTCAGCGGCTTAACGGCGTCGGCATCAGACATCATAACGCTTGCCAGTGTCGCCGGTATTCAGGGTGAGTCTGATACCATACAACTTGGTGACATGGCTTTCGCGTATGTCACCAAGCCTGCAACGGACTCGCTGACTATTGGCGAGACTATAACACTCGGCATGATAAGGAATCTATACGCGAGCGACGTGCTCGTTGTGGACGATTCATTTTTCAGCTACGTGCCTTACGAACTTGCGAAAAGGGAGTACAATCCCTTCATTGGAAAGGGCACGAAAGGCAATCCAGCACCGCCGCCAACTTCGTTGGCTCAGAATTTGGAGTCTGGCAAGTTTTCGCTGTACTATCCGCCATCGCCTCACGCGCCGGCAGATATTGTCGTTCTGCGAAAACCGGAGTTTGGAAACAAAGATCGGTTACAATTCAATCGTATCAGCCGCGAGACGCGGGGCGGTACGTTGATTGTATTTGCCGATCCGATGTGGCCTAAGACGCAGACGCTTGTTTTGACATTTGCTGCCTTGAGGCCCGATCAGGCTTTCAACTTGCAAAGGTTCATGGAAACTTACTTGGGCTTGGAGATCGGTTTAACGGACTGGGAAGGCCGTCAATGGACGGGCGTAATCACCAATCCCAATGATCCGGTTGTTCAAGATAGCAAGTACAGCTACACGGCCTCACTTGCGTTTGAAGGTCAACTCGTGTCAGACTTGGTAGGTCAAACAGTCTAACCTGGGAGTCGAACTATGGCAGTATCTACGTTGTTCTTCTTACAGGCACCCTATCCGGCCTTGCAGACTTTGACGGTGCTACCGTCACCGAGATTCAGCGACACGATGGCGCTGACAGATGCAGTCATGGTGAAGCGTGCGATGGATGGTACACGCTACACCTATGTCAAGACGAAAGGTGGTCGGAAGAAGCTGAAATGGGAATTCCTGGTGACGAGAAATAAGGGTCTGGAACTACGGGCCTTTATACAGTCCTATTTCGCCTCGCAGATTTACGTAACCGACCACCTTGGGCGATCTTGGATTGGTCACTTTACGAGCAACCCGTTCGAGTTTGATACGCCCGAACGGGGCGCTCCACCCCGCCAAGGATGGCCGGTCGGTGAGGTTCAGGCGATCAGCATTGAGTTTGAAGGCATACAGCAAGCCGTAGGGACGTTGACGCCTGTGTTGCCGCCCGCGCCGCCGGTGCCGCCACCGCTGCCCACATTCAATATCGGGTCGCTTGGCAACCTTCAATACCGAAGAGGCGCGACCGTGGCTATCCCGTGGTCGGCCACGAACGTCATTGCTGGGTCCAAGGTCAGTCTTTGCTACACCCCGGCTGCCGTTTGGTCCGGCTGGTCTACGAGCCCGCTGTACTGGATTGAGATTAACCAGATTGCCGCCGTCAACGGCAATAACACCTACAACTGGAATACGACAGGCGTTGTCCCTGGCATCTTTTACATCGGCGGCTACCTGTTTCAGAACGGCTCTCCGACCTACGCGATCTCTAAACCATCTTTGGTCGAGATTACGTACTGACCCTAAAACCGGAAAAATCGACACGACCGACAAAATCGTTTCCGTTTTACGACTCTCTATGTAGAGGCCCACTATGCGAAATATCTCTCCAACCGGACTGGCCAAGATTACGAGCCGGTACGGGGCCGAACCTATAAACATTGTCGAAATCGACTGGGCCGATACGGAGGTTTCCGGCACGACACCGACCTACCTTGTGGGCGACATTTCCGCCACGGCGGCGACAATTACCGTCGCCTCTTCGGCTGGTTTCAACGCCACCCGCAATTTCTACATCGCCCTGGATGTGGAAATCATGCTTTGCACGCAAGTCAATGGTACTACGCTGTCGGTAGTGCGAGGGGTAAAGGGCACCGTCCCGGTAATGCACTACGATCAGACCGAAGTGACGGAGTACGGCGGTTCGCTCACGTTCCAATACGCCGACCGAGACATACCTGGGCCGCCGTTCATTCTCGGCAGGATCATCGACATAGGCCAGATCGACGACGCTATCAATATCGACGACCGTAACAATCAGACGAAGGAAGTCTCTGTTACGCTAGACGACACTGATGGCTCGATCAAGACCATTCTCGACAACCATGACGTTCACAACAGGCCCATCCGAGTCTATCAGTGGTTCAACGGCTTGCAGCCGGGCGATATGTTTCTTGTGTTCAGCGGTAGGATTAACACCCCTATCACTTGGACCGAGCATGATCGAACAGTGAAGATCACCGGCCTCTCGCACATTGAGGATCAGGAAGCGGGTTTCTCTGTTGAGGAAGGTCTTTACAACTACATCCCTTCCAGCATGGTTGGCAAACCGTGGCCACAGATTTTCGGTTTGGTCTACGACTATCCCGCCTTGGAGTTGGACTTGATGGTCCAAGGCGAGACGATGACTGGCATCGGCATCCTTACGGGCGAGGGGGCGTTCCTTAGTGCGCCGTTGTATGCCAACGGCTCAAGCACGGACTACAAGAAACTTGCACAGATCGCGGGGCAGGAAGTCCACATGGATTTTCTGTCGCAGGCCGCGTTCGCCTGGGATTTTAGCTCGATGCCAGACGGTCATGCAAAGGCGGCGGCGTACAATAAGCAACAACTTGACATTCTCAACCAGATTTTGCAGGAAAAGTTTCAGATGGCTCGTTCGGAGCAGTGCATTCGCTCTCGTCGGAGTTACCAAGCAGAGGTAGCCACAGAGTTGATGCAATATCCGAACCCCGTGCAAATTCTGGGCGGCGAGGACTTCCCACAGAACGTGAATGTCACCTTGTTGATTAAGGGCTGTCTGATTAGCGGCAAGTTCCAGGGACAGTCGTTCTATGTTAATAGCGCCACGGACCCCCAGGCACAGGCTGAGATTGAGTCTCAAATCTACAACGGGATTGTTAGCCAGCATATCAGCAACGGGCTTTGCCCGCCGCTGGCGGAACCACACTCGCAGTATTTCGACTACAAGACTCAGGTGCCTTGCAACGGCAGTGCCGACAGTGCCCTTTGCCCTCTTGAAATGCAGGGCTTCATCTTCTGGCCGGCGATCCCTGCCATTGTGCCGCCGAATGCCGAAATGAAGCAAACGTGGATCGACCCCGGCACGAAGGTCTATCTGTACGACACGCCGACTGTCACTTATATCGCCTCAACCACGCCCGGCACGGTGTTGTCGGTGAAGGCATTTCGCAGTGAAAACGGCGAACGAACATTGTTGACTGTTGACCCTTCCATGTATACCGTCAGTACGGTGCAGATTGGGTCGGTGATGGCCACTCAGATCGTCTTGAATCAGCGACTCTCGAATATCTGGTTCATTGACCGTCTGGGCAACTACGTCAAAGGTTGGAGCGACGAGATTTACGTGTCCTTCCAGTCCACGGTAGGCCCGAACATTGTCGATATTCTGAAATACATCATCACGACCTACACCGACTTGGCCTACGATCCGGTCAGCTTCGCAGCCGTCCGCAACTATCTGGCCCCTTTTCCGGCGAACTTCCCACTGCTGGAACGGAAGAATGTCTTGGCGTTGTTACAGGAAATCACTTTTCAGGCGCGATGCGCCTTTTGGGTCGAAGACGAGATAATCTTTCTCAAGTATCTGCCAATACAGCCTGCGCCGGTTGACTCAATCGCTGTCAGCGATATAGACTCCGAGCACAGTGTCATAGTGGAATTGACTGAGACGGAGAATCTTGTCACGAAGATGAATGTCAAGTGGCATTACGGCTACATACTCCCTACTGATCTCCCGAACCTTCCAAGTCAAGAGGTTCAGTACATGGTCTTGCGTCACAACGTCGGACGGTACGGCCTCCATGAGCGGGACTATGATTGGTACATCTTCAACCAACCGGACATCATCTTGAAGATGGCGACCTTTTGGCTAATTCGCCTATCGACCGCATGGAAGCGTGTGAAGTTCCGAACTTACCTAAACAAGTTGAACTTGCAGGCGTTCGATTGCGTGACTTTCAATGCACCGGGCTACGTCGCCAATACGGCAGTGCCGGTGATTGTCGAGCGTGCTGCATATAATTCGGCGGAAAACGGTATCGACTTTGATTGCATTGCCCCGGTGCGGCCGGGCACGATGGTACAGGACCAGTATTTCTGGCCCTCGTCATTGCCGCCGTCGATTAAGTGGCCACCGCAAGACGACATTAACAGCGGGGACGCTGGTAATGGCGGCTCCAACTCTCTGGGGAACCTTTGGTCGGGGTTGCCCGTGGATTTGAACACGGCCGGCTGGCAGGATTCGCAACTGGTAACAGCCATTCGGCAGATACCGGTTTCGACTCTTCCTACCTTGGGATCGGTAGTGGTCGTGGGCGGTGTCAATACGGCCTTTGTTGGTCACGCTGACTGGGGCGATGCCACGCCCGGTGACGTGGGCTTCACGGCCCAGCCTGTTCCTGTGCCTGGCGCGACTAGCAATAACGCGCCGACCAGCCCTGGATTCTTTCAGATAGAGTATCTACCTGAGTCGGCACCGATGAAGGTTGCCCCGGACCCGGCACCGCCGATTAGCATTGACATGGGGAAGACTGTTTTCTACGACTCGACTTCTCCGACACCACAAGCAGGCGGTGTATTGAAATCGTTGCTGGCAATCGGCAACGGTGGTGCAATCCAGATCGACCTAAACCGCGCCGGTGTTCAAGATTCCTCGCAGGCTTCGCCTGCCGCGAATGCTGGCCCGGCACAGGGATACCCACTCAAGACCGTGCTACAGATTACTACTGGTGCGGGCGCGAGTGGGAGTGCAAGCGGTTCGCCCGTGTTGGGAATCAATGGCACGGTTCCTTTTATTACGACGGACGCACCCCAAGGTGCTCCGTTTGATTTCAAGTACGACACCACTGGGAAGAAACTTGGTGCCGGTACAGCGTTCCTACAGGCTGGAAGTAGCGGCTCCGGTCCTTAATCCTAACCCTTAACCCCCTTAACCATTGAGAGGTAATCCAATGGCCGAAAAGTGGATTCAGGGAGCGATCAAGCACCCTGGGGCCTTGAAGGCAAAAGCGAAGGCGGCAGGCGTCAGCCTGTCCAAGTTCGAGTCGATGCCCCACAAAGACCCGACGACCAATCGGCAGGTCGCGCTGGCCAAGCGCTTAGCGTCCTTCGCTAAGAACCGCAAGAAATAGTGCGAGTGGAGAGGCGAGCCGACGTAGGTTCGTTTCCAAGTAAGTTCCTTTTGAAGAAAGAGATACGATCATGTTGAACATTTCCGGCAGCACCCCTGGCAAGAACGACACCGTTTTGGTCCAGGCCGAAGGCAAGACTGGCGATCAGGTCGAGCGCGACACGCAGATGGCCAAGTCCTTCAACGAGTACAGCAAGGCGATGGGTCAGGTTCCCGAGCGGGATCAGGCCCAGGTTTACGCCGGCGCGGGCTGGAAGCCCATTGGTGGCAAGGATTCCGGCCACGCGATGGCTCCCGACACCCTCGGTGAGACCGCTGGCAGCGTCAAGGTCTGTGGCTAAGCGCCTGTAGGCGTCGAAACGGCTAACACAGGGCCGCGCATTTCGCGCGGCCCTGTCAGCTACGAACCACGATCAAGAGGTACGCTGCAATGAGAGAAGTAGGCAACGCGAATAGTCCGTCGCCGGACATCGTGCTGGTACAGGCCCAAGGACGGGACGGCGAAGCGGTACACCGCGACGTTCAGAACGCCCGATGGGCGATCAAGGAAGCCAAGCAGATGCACACCCTTGACAGGAACGCGGACTCCATGCCCATCAAGAACAAACTCTTGACCATGATGCAGGAAGCCCACGCGCGACGGGATATGCAACCCGGCAGTCCGAACCCGGACCCGGACGCTCCCCTGCCGATTCCTTAATGGGGTTGGCTGACTACAAATGACAAAAGGGCACGCCGTCGCAATGACAGCGTGCCCTTTTACTTTCGGTACAGAGGGAACAAACTAAAGTCACCAGACAGGTAACTAGCAGAGAAAGGTCAATCCAATGGAATCCGCCTTCGCTTGGCTAAGCCAACTGATCGAGACGTTCTACAGATTCATTCCGCACATCGTTATCATCCGAGCAACACATGCCGGGGTGAAATGGGTGCGAGGCAAACATATCAAGGCCCTACAGCCCGGCTTGCATTTCTACTGGCCGCTGACAACTGAAATCGAGGTTCTGGTCACGGCCCGCCAGACGCTTGCAATTCCTGACCAAGTTCTGACTACCAAGGACGGTAAGAAAGTGACCGTCAAGACGTTGGTGGTTTACAAGATCAGGGACATCATTCAGGCCATCGGCAAGGTCAACTGGGACGTGGATAGCACGGTGAACGATCTCACGCAGTCCGCCGTAGTTCGTGTTGTGGCGACACACACGTTGGACGAGATTCTCAAAGGCACGGCCGATGAATCCATAATCGACACCATGACGAAGGAAGTTCGCAAAGAACTCCGTCAGTACGGGGTCCATATCGTGAGAGCAAAGCTGGTGGACTTTGCCGAGACCAAGGTGTTCAAGTTGCTCACGACGCAGGCTGACCACCATGCGATGTCGAATCAGCAATTCTACCTGTAGTCGCGGCCGGGTTTTTACCCCTGCTTGCGGCCATGAAGTCCGCGATGATCTGTGCCGGGCTACGGGCCGGTTTTCGCTCACAGGGCGGCACACGCGAGGGGCATTCTTGACATTGTGCGGAGAGTACCGTCTTACCCGCTAACTTTGCGGTAAGGTGGTGGCAGATGCCGGCGATCATTGTCACCTTGTTTTTCAAGGCGACTTTGTAGGACCGGCAAGTACACGGAGGCCAAGTCGGATGCTGTAGTCGCGGGTTATTTGGATCGCGCGTGTACCCGTCGATCTCTGGGTGTTCGTAGGTAAATTCCAGCGAACCGTTGCGGTCCTCCGGCCTGCCCTCCCCAGGCGGAATAGAGGCCGCAATAGAGTGAAAGACGTGCTGTGCCGGGCCGTCGTAGCCGATAACGTAGTTCACCTGTGACGCCCGCGACATTGCAGGCATGACCCTCGCGGGCACAGGCAACGGGATAGCGTCCCCTTCCGGGCAGACTGGACAGGGTTGATTTGTTTCGCTCATGGTTCGCCCTTCTTGATAGTGCCGGGGTCAACTACGACCCACAGGCTACTTGTGTTCAATTTTGTTGACTCATTGCTTCAATCGCACTGGGCACTTGATACACGTATCATGGCCGAGCCGCTGACCGAATTCTGGTGCCTGTGGGTTGTTGCACCGCATAATAACGTCTATGCAGCCACAGTTGGCCTTGAGAAAGGCCGTCTGGTGACGTAGCCCGCACACTGGCCACAGCGGGTGGAATTTCCACTTGTTGTCCGGGTCGCGGACGTAGCCGTTGATGTCCCTCGGCGGCTCCCAATCCTTCTCCCCTTTGGGATACTCAATGGAGCCGTCGTCGTGGAAGATCGGCGGTTTGAAGGTACGGTCAGCTATCTTCTCCGGGGCCTCAACCGGCAGGCTCAAGGCTATGGCCTTGAGATCGGGTCTGGGCTCCGATGGCGGCACTACAGGCCCTATCGGGCCGGCTGGACCTGGGCCGCCAATATCTGCCGGCCTGAGTCTTTTTGTTTCCGCCGCGAAGCGTGCTTTCGACACGGCAATAGTCGCTGGCGGATCACCGGTCTCTTGCCTGAACTTGCAAGCAACACAGAGTAGCGGCGTCAGTAGGACTCGATTACGGTCAGGGTAACTTGCACTATGACAAGCGTGCAAAACTTCACCGTCCGGCATGGTCTCACTGTGCCGGGCAATACAAGGGGGCAGTTTCACTTGATCCATTGTTACCTCAACTGCAAACGCAAGGGGACAAATCTGCTAACGGATTGCCGGGTACAGTGTAAGACGACACTTTAGTAGGGCTGAAAGTCACAGTCTGTCCGGTGCAATATCCGTTTTCGTCGCCTAAGTTGCAATAGGCGCTGGCATTCCAAAAGGCAGCATTCGCCCTGGCTAACGCCTCGGCGTTGGGGAAATTACGAACGGGCCATTCTTTCCTTGACCCCGGCAGAACCAGCCACTTACCGCCGCCCGTGCTTCCGGGTAAATTGTACGGTATGCACTCATTGCAACAGTTGCTCTGTGGGCAAGCCAGTATGGAACCGTAGCACTCGCAGTAGTAGGTGTACCAAACCACGTTCGACGCACCCCCGCCCGACGACCCGCCCGACGACCCTGACCCGCCGCCGTTGCAGCAAGCGACAGACAGTGCGGCGTTGATCTCGTCGATGATCTTTTGTTGCCATAGATACGGCGGCCCGGCCGGAGTGGTAAAGGTCGCTGTGCTACAGCCCGCCTTGAGCGCATTTTGAACAGCCGTAATGTCACTAAGCGACCAAAGGTGCGGGTCGGTGACGTGCTGTAGGCCGCCGCCACCGCAATTCTGTGTGGCGTTGTTGACCTTATCGAGCAACGCATTCCATTGCGATGTCGTCAGTACGGTTGTTGCTGCCATTGTTCTACCCCTTCATTCCGAGCGCCATCGCCCGGTAAGCCTCGGCCCCGGCGTAAGCATCGGCCAGTGCATCGTGTGCTTTGGTGTTGACGATTCCAAACTTATGACAAACCGATCCGAGACCGACTCGGTTGAAAGGCATGACTTCACCGGCGAAAGCCGCCCGGTCGTTGAGATAGACGGCTGCGAGCATACCGTCGCGGGCGTGCGAGTGAAACAGACGATCCACCATTTCGACGCCGAGCCACGCTTTCAAGAAGCTGGACTCAAACGCCCAGTTGTGGGCCAGCGGAACGATCACTTTGCCGAACGGCAATTCCAGCCGGTCGAACCATTCGACCAGCATATCTTCGACCTTCTCGGAGCAGGGCGCTTCAAGCAATAGTTCGTCGATTGAGATACCGTGCTTCGCGGTCGCCCCCTTGGAGGCTCGCTCTGGCCGCTTCGGTTTGATGTTCTGATAGAACACCGGCAAATCGTTGTTTGGCCGAATGTCGCTGTTGAGCGGAACAATGGCGATCTGGATGATTTCGTGGAACCCCGGCTGCGTGCCGGTGGTTTCCAAGTCGATTGAGGCCAATAAGTTGCCGTTGCAGGAAACAAGGGACGAGTAAGTTTTCATTGGGGTTTCTGTCTGTGAGAGCGTAAGGTTTTGTTCTTCTTGCCGCCATGCTTGCCGTCGCCCCATCGGGCACAGGCTTTGGGATAGGGGATACGGCCGGACCCCATCTTGTCGGCGGCCTCTGTGTTCCAGAGACCGCCTTTCTGTTTCCACTTGCCCTTCTTTCTCATGGCTGCCAGGGCTCCACACTTTCAACTTTTAGAGCGGCCTCGCGTTCGGCTTTGGTTTGTGACGGTTTATTCATGCCGGTGGCAAGGTAGTGAGCGAACTTAGACGCCCAACATTGAAGGCTCGCCATTGTGCCTTCGGCACCGATAACGTAGTCCCAACCGTCGTAACCCATGAGAGCACGGTCAGCCACGGTCTTGCGCGGCCCGAAGCCCGGACGAACGACTTTGATTGCGAGGCCGCCCGTCTCTTTGATGGCGTCGGCCTCGTTCGGGAAACGAACGTCAGGGATCACCAGGATGTCGCACTTGTGGTCGGTCAGCAAAAGGTAATCGAGCCACGTCCGGTCGTAGACGTTATTGCGAACGGCCTTGGTGCCGAACGCCACCCACACTTCCACCGGCGTCATGTTGTTCAGCAGGGGCAGCTTGATGTCGCGGTCCTTTTCGCCCTCTTTGGTCTCATAGTGTTCGGGCGGCTTTATTCCGGCCCATCCGTACAACTCGAAGCAGATTTGCTTCAACTTCCAAGCCAGCGAACGCTTGAGCACCTTGAGGTTTGACTGGTATTCGCTCAGACAGTCGATCAAGTAGTTCGCGGTCGTGTCTTTGCCGGTACGGGAGTAGTGGCCGAGTCCAATGACGATCATAGCAATTCCTTCATATTGCAAACCACCACCGGCCCAAAGAATTGCTGGTGGTAGAGTGACGATGCGGTGACGTTTTCAGGGTAAATGATTTCGGCATCTTCGTGACAAACTACGTTGTCTCCGAAGCCAATGTCGATGAAGCGCACGAGGCCGCCGACGAACCGTTGTAGGTCGCCAAGTTCAAGCGTCGTGACGACTTCATACATTGAGCCGTCATACGGAATGAACCGGGCCATCAGACACCTACCGTTTCCTCAGCGATCTCGATGAAATCGCCGCCGTGGTACTCGGCAAACTCGATTTGGTCCACGGGCATTTCGTCTACTTCAACCTCGTCCACCAGGACAGCGGTTGCGACAGAGCGAGAGCAACGACCAGTGACTTTGTAAACTAAGATTAACACGGTACTATTCCTTCGGAATAAATTGACTGCCAGTGTAGATCAATGGCTTGGCGTCAGGGGAGATTGAGACTTCGGTGAGGGACAGGTTCGCTATCATCTTCTTGCTGCCGTCCACAAGGCCGGTCGGATAGCGGTTGGGCATGTCCTTGAGAACTCGGTTCTTGGACCATTCGCCCCTTTCGTTTTCGGTGAGACTTTCGTAGAACTTGTCGAAGAAATCTCGGAACGAGCTAAGCACGCCTGGGGCGGGGAAGCAACATTCATCAAGGAATTCTTCCAAAGCACTACGATTCTCACTCTCGCTACGAACCTTGCTGTCAGTGACGACGACCGGGATACGGAGTCGGCCGGCAGCTTCCGGTAACTCGATGTTCATTAGCGAGTACATGAAGTGCGGTGCCTCTGCTTCCAGAAGCTCAAGCAACCGCTCTTTGGCGATTTCCTGGTCAGGCAGCAGATCGGGGACGTGTATCACGGTGATACGAGAGTCGCCCGGAAAGACCGGGCAGTTTTCCCGCCTGTTTGCGCACTGGACCCAGTGTGTCGTGTTGACTTGGGTGTACTGGTCGCAACGCATCTTGCGAATCGAGATCATCAAAGACGTTACCCAGTCCTTGATCTTTTCCAAGGCACCCTTGGACTTGGACACGTCCACTTCTTCGACGTAGGCCAGGATGCAATTCGCCAATTCGCCGTTGAAGTTGCTGGCGTTTGTCAGAGCCCGGTCGGCGGCCACACAGCCCTTGGTAATGAGCGTCTTTTCAATGGCCTCGTGGAAGATTGACTTACCGCTGTTCTCTGGCCCGTACATGAACAAGTAGGGCACTTTCGAGAACGGATACCGAATCATGCAGGCGATCCAGGCCGTGAGATATTGGGCACCGGTCTTAATCCCCGCCCGCTGCGCCCACGGCGCTTCGCGGATGCCGGCGTTCAGGTCTTGGCCGATGTGTTCGAGAATCTTGTCCCAGTGCGGATGCACCGGATACTCGTCGTCGCCAAGGACGGCGGGCTGTACTTTGAGTTGGGCGGCATCCATATTCCACTGACGGCCACCGGGGTATTCCTGGTGAAAGGGAAGATTTACCAAAGTCCAACTCTTGCCGACCGCCTCACCCATTATGTTTTCTGCCTCCGGTTTACCCATACCCAAACTTTGAAGACGCATTTTGACGTTGCTGGCTTGCTCGCGGAACCATACGCCGTCTTTGAAGAGCACCCAGCCCGAGAATTCGTTTGAAGCGGCCATCAACTCGCGGACGAGATTGTCGTGTTCAGAGAAGCCAAGTTCGTCGTTCTTGTCGCTCTTGGTTTTGGTGTCGAACACGCGGACCCACTTGTCTTTCTTGGCAAGCCATCCGGGCATTTTCTTCTTATCATCGCCGTCTTCCTTTGCGATTTCGACGGCGAGCCGTCCGTCCTTGGCTGTTTTCAAACGGACTTCACGCTCCAACATGTCGTCCATGAGATTGATCTTCTCACCCAGGACGCCGGCAGCCTCTAAGGCGTCCTTAGCGCCGTCGAACACGAATTCGCCAGTTTTGTCCGGGTCTTCAATACCGCCGTGAGCCTTGGCCGCAATGGACAAGTCCGGCGTCCGATTGAAGTAGCAAGTCGTCCAACCATTCCCGTCTTGCGACCATGTAGTTGACTCATTGATGCCGGGTGAGAATCGGTATACCTTCCAAGCGCCGTTCGGCAACGGGAAGAGAAAGCAATTCGGGGAACCCGGATTGTTGCCTTCGGAGATCGTCTCGAAATAGCCGATCAATTTCAAATCGGCTTCGCCCATGATCTTCTTCAAGGCGCAGGTGTGCGTTTGCAACAAGTGGTGGTCGGTAATCCAGAGGGTCGTGTAATTCGACCGCATCAGTGATTCGATCTGCGCCTTGTGGCTATCGTCCAGCGGGATTTTCTTCCGGCTGCTTGCCAGGGCTTCCCACGACTCCAAGTGGTCTTCTTCAACAGCGTTTACACGCACTTTACTACGTTTCTTCTGGACGACTTCGATATGGTCGCGCCAGTTGGACGGTAGATCGGCTACTGCTAATTCCTTGGTGGCCGGCTTCACCATCGACAGGCCGCCGTTTTCGGCGGTCATTTTGCGGTGCCAAATCCACATGACGCCGCCGCAACAGTCGATCTGGCTGGCGAAATCGAACCCCGTCTCGCTCGACATCATGCCAAGGATGCAGCGGGCCAGGGCGGCGTGTTCGGTGTGGTTGTCGGTCGGCACTCCCTCGGAGTCAAAATAGACGTAAAGGTGGATGCCAGAG